TAGTTTTTAATTTTTTATTTTGAAAAAAATTTTAGGTTCTTCTAGAGAATGCGACGAGCCACGGGTGCTCCGAACCCCGAACTCTGTCCAGTTACAAAAAAATTTAAAAATGCTTTTCCATTTCCAGAAGGAGGTGAGAAGGTGGCCGAAAGTAAAAAAATACAAAATGTGGATTCTGTTACTGTATCAAGTTCTGTTCTTTCAGACATATTTGGATTAACTGAAAGAAGAGTAAGACAGTTAGCTGAAGAAGGAATTATTGTAAAAATCAAAAGAGGACGATATGATTTATCTTCTAGCGTTAGAAATTATATTATTCACTTGAAAACAAATAATGATTTAAAAGAAGATAAAACTGATAAAGAAATAGACTATGATATGGAGCATGCACTTTTAGAAAGAGCTAGACGTGAAAAAGTAGAATTGGAATTAGCAGCAATGAGAGGACAAATGCATCATTCAGAAGATGTTGAAAGAGTAATGAATGATATGTTAGCTAATTTTAGGAGTAAACTTTTAGCCTTACCTACTAAAGCTTCACCTATGTTAATAGCTAGAGATGATATAGGTACTATACAAGAAATACTACATAATCAGATGTTAGAAGTACTTCAGGAATTAAGTGATTATAATCCAGAAGAATTTTATAATGACCAATACATTGATATAGAAGATGATAATTTAGAAGGTGATGTTGTTGCAGAAAAAACAGAAGATAAAAATAAAAACAATTAGATTATTTTCAAAAGTTGTTAAAGTATTAGCACCACCACCAAAGTTGACGGTAAGTAAATGGGCAGATAACTATAGAAAATTATCTCCTGAAAGTTCAGCAGAGCCTGGACAATGGAATACAGATAGAGCACCATATCAACGTGAAATTATGGATGCACTTTCAGACAAAGATGTTGAAACAGTAATTGTTATGAGTTCAGCACAGGTCGGGAAAACAGAATTAATAAATAATATAATAGCTTATTTCATAGATTATGATCCAGCACCAATACTTTTATTAATGCCTACTTTGGAGTTAGCAACCTCTTATTCTAAGAAAAGATTAGCAACAATGATAAGAGACACTCCAGCATTAAAAGGGAAGGTTAAAGATGCAAAAGCTAAGGATAGTGATAATACATTACTTGAAAAAGGATTCCCAGGAGGATATATAGCTATAGTTGGAGCTAACTCACCAACAGGGTTATCTTCAAGGCCAATAAGAATATTATTAGCAGATGAGGTAGATAGATTTCCAGCAAGTGCAGGTATAGAAGGAGATCCTCTTTCTTTAGCTGAAAAAAGAACAAAAACATTTTGGAATAAAAAGAAATTCTTTGTTAGCACTCCAACGGAAAAGGGTATTTCTAGAATAGAAAAAGAGTTTGAAAATAGTACAAAAGAAGAATGGTGTGTACCTTGTCCTGTTTGTGGTAGATATCAGCCATATTTATGGGCACAGATAAAGTTTGAAGATGTAACAATGGAATGTAAGTACTGTAAAGAAAGGTGTTCAGAATTTGATTGGAAGGCTGGAGAAGGTAAATGGATTGCTTTTAATACAGAAGTAGAAAGAAAAAGAGGATTTCATTTAAATGCATTAGCTAGTCCATGGGAGCGTTGGGAAAACATAATAGAAGACTTTAGAGAAGCTAAAAAGAAAGGAATTGAAACATTAAAAACATGGGTGAATACAACATTAGGGGAAGCATGGGAAGACAAAGAAGGAGAATCCATGGATGAAAATGTTTTATTTAAAAGAAGAGAAACTTATAATTGTGAAATACCTGACCAAGTATTAGTTTTAACCGCAGGAGTTGACGTACAAGATGATAGACTTGAGGTTGAAGTAGTAGGATGGGGAGTGGGTAAAGAAAGTTGGGGCATAGAATATAAGAAATTTTATGGTGATCTTGCGCAAGATGCAGTTTGGAATCAACTAGATGAATATCTATTAAAAGAATTTAAATATAGCAATGGACAAAAACTGTTAATTACAACTACATGTATAGATTCAGGTGGACATTTTACAAGTGAAGTATATAAATTTTGTAAAGCTAGAGAACACAGAAGAATATTCGCTATAAAAGGTTCAGGGGAAAGCGGTAAGCCATTTATAGGTAAAGCTAGTAGAAATAATAGAGAAAGAGTTATATTATTTATAATTTATGTTAGTACAGGAAAAGAAACATTAATGTCTAGGCTAAAAATAGAATTTCAAGAAGGTGAAAGTACTCCAGGTTATTGCCATTTCCCTATAGATTTTCAAAGAGGATATGATATTGAATATTTTAAGGGCCTTACAAGTGAAAAAAGGGTTTTAAGATATTTCAAAGGTAAACCTCGTTTTGAATGGATTAAAAAAACTACAAGAAATGAACCTTTAGATTTAAGAAATTATGCTACAGCAGCATTAGAAATATTAAATCCAGATTTAGAAGCATTGGCAGAACAAAATAAAAATGGTAATATATTTCTTCAAAGTAAAAAGATTAATAAAAAAAAGAGAAGAATAGTATCTAAAGGATTATAAGGTAGGTGATTAAATGAGTACAGCTGTACAAATAACTTTAATAATATGTATTACTATAATAGTTTTAAACTTAATAAGTTTTATAGATGGAAGATCCTTAAAGAATCAATCATATGTAGAATTCAAAACTAAAGATGAAGATTTTGACGAAATTAAAAAAGTAATAGATTTAAACAAATAAGTCTTAAAATTAAGGCTTTTTTATTTTTATACAAAGTTGGTGAATTTATGAATATTAGATTAGAAAAAGCAAAGGAAAGATTAAATTATTATTATGAGGCTGAGTTAGCTGTTCTTTCAGGACAAGAATATAGAATTGGTACAAGAACAATGAGAAGGGCAGATTTAGCAGAAATAAGAAGGGCAATAACAGATTTAGAAAAACAAATAAAACAGTTAGAAGCATTAGAAAGTAGAAAAGGTACAAGGAGAGTTTTTAGGGGTGTTCCACGTGACCTATAAGAGGGGTGATTAAATAAATGAATATAATTGATAAATTTTTATATAATGTAGCACCTCATAAGGCATTAAAAAGAGAAGTAGCAAGAAAAAGACTAAGTATTCTAAATACGGGGTATTCTCAATATGGTGCCAATAGAACTAAAAAAAGCATGTTAGGTTGGAATAGTAGAGGTGGTTCAGTAAAAGAGGATATTATAGACAACCTAAAAATGTTGAGAGAACGTTCAAGAGATTTATATATGGGAGTTCCTATAGCTACAGGAGCATTAAAAACAACTAGAACTAATGTAGTAGGCTCTGGATTAAAACTTAAATCTCAAATAGACTCTAAATTCTTAGGATTAACAGAAGAAGAAACTATTGAATTAGAAGAAAAAATAGAAAGGGAATTTTCCCTTTGGGCTGATTCAGTACATTGTGATTTAGAAAGAATGAATAATTTTTATGAATTACAACAATTAGCATTTTTAAGTTGGCTAATGAATGGAGATTGCTTCACCTCTTTACCAATAAATGAAAGACCTAATATGCCTTATGACTTGAGAATACAACTTATAGAAGCAGATAGAATTAGTACTCCTAAGGATAAACAATATAAGGATAATATACATGCAGGTGTAGAATTCAACGAAAATGGGGAAGTTGTAGCATATCATATATCTAATGAGCATCCTTTAGCAGAAACCTGTACACAACAAAAATGGGTAAGAGTAGAGGCCTTTGGGCAAATAACTGGAAGACCAAATATTTTACATCTTATGGATGCAGAAAGGATAGGACAAAAACGTGGAGTACCTATATTAGCACCAGTTATAGAAAGTTTAAAACAACTTGGAAGGTACACAGATGCTGAATTAATGGCTGCAGTTATATCTGGTATGTATACTGTTTTTATAGAAACTAAAGATGGAGATACAGGGAATATACCTATAGGAGAAGGAATTAGGGAAGAAGAACGAATAGATATACAAGATGAAAATAGCTATGAATTAGGTAATGGAGCTATTATTGCATTAGGAGAAGGAGAGAGCGTTAAAGAAGCGAACCCAGGGCGACCTAATACTGCTTTTGATGGTTTTGTTACCTCTATATGTAGACAAATAGGTGCTGCCTTAGAGTTGCCTTATGAATTATTAATTAAACATTTTACAGCCAGTTATTCTGCTAGTAGAGCAGCCATGCTAGAAGCATGGAAGATGTTCAAAATGAGAAGAACTTGGTTAGCTACAGACTTTTGTCAGCCTATTTATGAAGAATGGCTAAGTGAAGCGGTTGCAAAAGATAGAATAAATGCACCAGGTTTTTTTTATGATCCTATAATAAAAAAAGCATATTGTGGAGCCGAATGGAATGGCCCTACTCAAGGACAACTAGATCCACTTAAAGAAGTTAAAGCTGCAACAGAAAGAGTAAATCAAGGTTTTAGTACTAGAGCTAAAGAAACTACAGAACTTACAGGAGGAGACTTCTTTAAGAACTTAGATCAAAGAGTTAGAGAAGAAAAATTAATGAGAGAAGGAGGTTTAGTTATTAATGCCAAAAGTAAAACAGACACTGAAGAATCAGAAGAACCAAAAGAAGAATAAATTTTGGAACTTTATAAATAATGCAGATGAAGAAAATGCTGAATTATACTTATATCATGATATAAGCAGTAGTGAAAGTTGGTGGGATGATGTTGTAACGGCAGACAATTTTAGAGAAGAATTAAAAAACTTAGGTGAAAAAGAAGAAATAATAGTAAGAATTAATTCTTGTGGTGGAGATGTTTTTGCAGCAAGTACTATTTATAGTTTATTAAAAGATAATAGTGCTAGTATAACAGTTAAAATAGATGGTTTTTGTGCTAGTGCAGCAACAATAGTAGCAATGGCAGGGGATAAAATATGTATTTCTCCAGCAGGAATGTTTATGATACATGATCCATTAAGTGGTCTTATGGGATATTATAATGCTAAAGAATTAAAAGAAATAGCAACTACTTTAGATAAAGTAAAAGAAAGTATTATGAACACTTATTTAGATAGAACATCTAAATCTAAAGAAGAATTAGATAAAATGATGGAGGATTCTACATGGATGTCTCCAGATGAAGCACTAGAAGATGGTTTTGTAGATGAAATAATGTTTAAAACAAATGATGAAGAAGATGAAACAATATTTGATGGCCAAAACATAATAATTAATAGTGTTAGCATGGATATATCTAAATTTAAGGCATTACCTACAAATTTAATAAAAAACATGAAAATAAAGAACAGTTCTAGTAATTTTACTATGAATAGTTCTTTTTTTAATTCTAAAAAAAATAAAAAGGAAATGGAGGAGGATAAAATTATGGATAAAAATGAATTAAAAAACAAATATCCAGATATATTTAACGAGGTAAAAAAAGAAGGTATACAGGAAGAAAGAGAAAGAATAAAAAATATAGATCAATTATCTATGCCAGGTTATGAAGAAATATTAAATAAAGCTAAATTTGAAAGTGGTATAACAGCAGAAATGACTGCTATGGAAATTGTAAAAACTCAGAAAGAGAAGGGCAGTAACTTCTTAGAAAATAGGGAAAAGGAAGTAATAAATTCAAATGTAAATAAAGTAAATGGTACTGTGGAAACAGATAAAACAGAAGATGAAGAAAAAGAAGTAGATTCTGTTTTAGATAAATTATTTGGAAAGGATGTGAAGTAATTAATGGTTAGTGAAGTATTTACTCCTGAAAACATATTTGCAGGTAATGTAATGCCAGTCGTGACAGAAGCAGCTTTAGTAGATGTAAAACAAACAATAAAGAAATTATCAATTGTAGAAAAAAATCCTACAGGTAAAATAGTTACACCTAGTGATACTATTGAGCCTGGAAATGCTTATGGAATTGCAGCAGAGGAAGTTACAACAGATGAAGGAGAAACAAAAAGTATAGTATTATACATGACAGGAGAATTTAACGCATCTTCTATAGTATTTCCTGATGGGAAAACTGTAGAAGATTATAGAATGCCATTAAGAAAATTAGGTATATTTTTAAAATAAAAAGGAGGGAATAAAACATGCCTATAAATTTATTTGAACCGAGAACATTAGGAAAAGTAGTAACTAGAATGCCAAAACCAAAAACATTTTTAAGGGATACGTTTTTTAGGAATCCTTTAACTTTTCCTACTAAAAGAGTAGAAGTTGACTTTACAAAAGGAAATAGAAAAATAGCACCTTTTGTGCATCCTAAAATTGGTGGTAAAACAGTAGAGAATACAGGATATAAGACAAATATATTTGAACCAGCTTTAGTTGCACCAGATACAATAACAACAGCAGATGATCTTCTAAAAAGAATGCCTGGAGAAAATCTTTATAGTGGAATATCTCCAGATGAAAGAGCTATAAAAAAGGTAGCAACAGATATGGAAAAATTAGAAGCTATGATAACTAGAAGAGAAGAATTAATGTGTGCTCAAGCCATTTTCCTAGGGAAAATTCCAGTAATTGGTGAGGGATTAAACTATGAAATAGATTTTGACTTTACAAACAAAGAAACACTATCAGGTGGTGATTTATGGAGTACTGATACATCAGATCCAATAAAAAAAATAAAAGAATTGCATAGAGAAGTTCAAAAAACAGGGTTTGTAAATTGCGATGTATGCATAATGGCAGCTGATGTTGCAGATAGATTTATAGATCATCCAAAAGTAAAGGAAAAATTAGACGTTAGAAATTATAATTTAGCTACAATTTCCCCAAAAGAATTACCAAATGGAGCTACATACGTTGGTACTATTCCAGAACTTGGTTTAGACATCTATCAATATAATGAATGGTTTTTAGATGATTGGACAAATCCTTTAAAACCTGAACAAAAACCTTTAGTACCTACAGGTACTATTGTATTATTAAGTACAAATGCAGAATATAGCATGGCTTATGGAGCTGTGACATTAATAGATAAAGATTCAGAGAATTTTTATACTGTAGAAGCTTCAAGAGTAGCAGATAGTTGGATAAAAAAGAAACCTGCAAGAAGATTCCTACAATTAAATTCGAAACCACTACCTGTTCCACATGAAGTAGATAGTTGGTTTGTAGCGAAAGTTTTATAATCAATTTAGAAAGCATATATAAGGCTATTAAAGGTGTAGGTATAATATCATTGCTTACACCTTTAAATGTTGTCTAAAACAGTATAGTGAAGTCAATTTTTAAAGGGGTGATTCTTTGTCAATAAAAGCTCTTGAAAATATAACACATGATGGAGTTTTACATAAAAATGGTGATGAGATAACAGAAATAACCAAAGATGAAGCAATAAGACTTGTAGATTTACAAGTTGCAGAATTAATAAATGATAAATTTAAAGAACCTAAAAAAGTTATAAAAGAAAAAATATCTTCTCAAAAAAGAAATAGAAAAAATGAAGAGGAAGAGTATTTAAATGCTTAATGCTAAAGATTATTTTTATAATGATTTGAATAATTTTATAAATACAAATGAATTTGCAGAAATGCACAAAATAGCAAATAAAACTTTAAATGTAATTGTAGATAATGACAGGCTTAAAGAAAGAAGCAAGAAAGAATATGATGGAATAATAGTTGGAGATGTTCTTATATTTGTTAAAGCAAAAGATTATGGCCAACCGCCGAAGCCAGATAGTATTCTCTATTTTGATGGTAAACCATATCTAGTTTTTGATGTGAGAAATGATATGGGTATGTATGAAATAATATTAAAATTAAATGCGAGTTGATATAAATGTCTAGTAACATTTTTGTTGATTATAAAGAATTAAATCAAATAAAAATTGAATTAGGGAAAGTCCCTGGACAAATACCAGGAGCTACAGCTTCAGCTTTAAATAGAACTTTAAGATATACATTTACTCATACAGATAAAGAAGTAAGAAACTTATATTCCATAAAATCCAAGGATGTAAAATCTACAATGAAAAAACATTTAGCAAGTAAATCTAATTTATATGCCTATTTAAGTTCTACAGGAAGTACTATAAATCTAACTAAATTTCCTCATAGGCCTAGAAAATTTTCTAAGAGGAATAAAAAAAGAATAGTGCAAGTAAAAATTAAAACTAATGGAGGATATAAAGGGATAAATACTACACCTAAAGCTTTTGTTCAAACTATAGGTGGCAAAACAAATATTTGGAAAAGAAAAGGCAAAGAAAGATTTCCAGTAACAACTTTAAGAACTCTTTCTGTACCACAAATGATAAAAAATGAAAAAATAAGTGAAAAGGTACAAAGATTATCTAATGAAAAATTAGAAGAAAGAATTGAACATGAAATAAATTGGAGATTAGATAAATTATCTAAGAAGGGTGGTAAATAAATGACAGATAGTATTGTTCTAAGTGCTTTGAAGAAATTCTTAGATGAAAAAGTATGTAAGGATGTAAAACTAGAAAAGCCACCTGAAGACTTAAATATTGAAGATGGAGATTATAAACTCGTAAATCCAGCAACATATATAGGATGGATCCCACCTAAAAATTATTTAAATGAATATGGTTATGACATACCTTCAATTTTAATTATGGAAGATGGAGGAGAAGACAATGGAGACGAAGGAACAATAAATATAAGATTAGGAATTGCAACCTATGATCCAGGAGATACAACAGAATTAGGTATAGAAATAAATTCTAAAGGATATAAAGATTTACTTAATCTTATAACTAAAATTAGAATTGAATTAGCAAAATCTATGGTAATAGAAGAAAAAACTATAATAGAAAAGCCGATAAAATGGGGAATGTATGAAGAACAACAATTCCCTTATTGGCATGCATGGATTACTTTTACAGCAACCATATTACCATTGAATTATATAGAGGAAGGAATAAATAAATTTTTATAGAGAGGTGATAAAATGCCATATAAACATGGAGCGTATGGTGAATTAGTCGAAACCACACAGCAAATTTCAACACTAAATCAAGGTACAATTCCTTTTTATGTTGGAACAGCCCCAGTACACAGGCTTAAAGATTTTAGTAATGCAATAAACAAGCCCATTTTAATAAATAATTTAGATGAAGCTAAGACTAAAATAGGGTATAGTGATTTAGATAATTTTGAAAAATTTACCTTATCAGCTTCAGTATACGCACATTTTAAAAATAAATTACAACCCATAGGTCCTATAGTTGTAGTTAACGTATTAAACCCATTAGAAAATAGCAAATCAGATTCAGAGGAAATAATTTTAATAAACAAAATAGGCTACATAGCTAAGGATGCATTAATTTCTAGTGTTACAGTAGATACATTTAAAAAAGATGTAGATTTTACTTTGGAATATACACCAGAAGGTAAAATAAAATTTACTGCTATAAATGATTCTATAACTTCACCAGTTACTGTTAATTTTAATGTAGCAGATATATCTATGGTTTCAGAGAAAGAAATTATAGGTGCATATGACCCTAATACAGATAAGAGAACAGGATTAAATAATATAAATATTGCTTATGAAGAGCTTGGTGTAGTACCTTCTGTTATTTCTGCACCAGGCTTTAATCATAAACCCAATGTAGAAAAAGCCTTAGTAGAAGCAACTAAAAACATAGGTGGACATTGGGATGCTATATGTGTAACAGATATAGATCCTACTGCAGATACATTAGAAGAAGCAAAAAAGTGGAAAAAAGAAAATAAATATGATAATGAAAGAGAAAAAGTATGTTGGCCATTCGGAGAAATGAATGGTAAAAAAATGTGGATGTCTATACTAGCTATAGTTAGAATGCAGCAAACCGATTTTAAAAATACAGGTATCCCTTATGAATCTTCATCTAATAAACAATTAGATATAACAAATTTATTAATTGGAGATAATCCAGTAAAATTTAATCAGGAACAGGGCAACAAACTAAATGAAAAAGGAATAACTACTGCAATTTACAGTGGTGGGAAATGGGTTCTTTGGGGGCCTCATATGGGGAATTACGAATATGGAGTAACAGAAATAAGTCCTTCAAACTTTGGTAAAATATTTGATATAAATATAAGAACAAATATTTATTTATCTAATGATTTTCAGCTTAGAAATGCTGGGTTAGTAGATGCTCCTATAGCTAGAAATGATATAGATGGAATAATGAATATTGAACAGATTAGATTAGATGCATTAAAATCAGAGGGTAAAATATTGTATGGAAAAATTGAATTTATTCCTGAAAATAATCAAATAAATGATTTAGTCCAAGGAAATTTTGTATTTAATACAGCAGTAACTAATACTCCACCAGGTAAAAGTTTGACAAACAGAATACAGTATACAAGCACAGGAATAAATACATTATTAGAAGGAGGAGATGAATAGTGTCTAAAATAGGTAATAAGACTATAAACTATAATATTTATGTTAGACAAAATAATAAGTTAAATAAAATATTAGATACATCAGAGGTAACACTTCCTTCAATAGAAAATTTAACAGATACAATTAAAGGTTCAGGAATATTAGGAGAAATTGACTTTCCAGCATATTATCAACCTGGAGCAATGAGTTTAGAAATTAGCACTAGAGTATCAAACGCTGATTTAGGAATCTTAATTTCAGCAATTGATATAGAAATCAGATGGGTAACGGATGAATTTGATTCTTCAAATGCCAAAATTGGTATAAATTCCCATAAAGCATTTTTCAAAGTAATAAATAAAAAGTTTGAAGAAGGTAAACTAGCAATGGGAGAAGCTCAAGAAGGAAGTTTGGAATATGAAGTCCTTGCATATAAAAGAGTTATTAATGGAAAAGAAGTATTAAACATAGATAAATTAAATGGTATCTTTGCTATAAATGGTAAAAATCTAGCACAAGACATACAGGCAGCTTTATAAAAAGCTGTCTTTTATTTTACTTAAATTTAAGGAGGAATTTATTATGTCAAAATTACAATTATCAAAAGAGGTAGAAATAAATGGAAAGTTAACAAAAGAAATAGAATATGACTTTGAAGATTTAAATGGAGATGTTATGGAAGTTGCAATAAAAGAACTTCAAAAAAGCGGATATGTCCCTAGTGTGCAGGAAACAGATGTATTATTACATGCTCATATTTTCGCACAAGCAGCACAATTAGATTATTTAGACATAAAAAGATTAGGAATTAGAGATTATATGAAAGCTACATCTTTAGTAAGAAATTTTTTCTTCGAAGGTTTGGCGGATTCACAGGAAGAAAATTTATAAAAACAATAATAACTCAAATTACTAGAAACACTTCTAATAGTAGAAAAGAATGTTTAGAAATGTCTTTATGTGATTTGGTTGACTATTATGATTCTTTAGCTGAAGACGTTGAACGAGAAAATGAAGATTATAAAAAATCCCTTTCTAAAAAGGGGGTGTAGCTTATAGCTAAAAATATAGTAACCAATATTATAATTGGTGGTAAAATTAATCCCAGTTTGCAAAAAGCTTTTAGTTTTGCTAGTAAATATGCTAGCAAAACTTCTGAAATAATGAGCAAAAGCAATACTAGAGTAGCTACAATGGCTCAAAATACTGGTTCTAAAATAACTGGATTATACGGTAAAATAGCTGCAGTTGGTGCTACCATTGGGGCTGCTAAAATTGGTAAAACAATGATAAGTCAAGCAGGTGATATGGAAGCATACAGGAATACTTTAAATGTTGTCATGAAAGATACTCAAAAAGCTGGAAAAATGTTTGCTTGGGCTACTAACTTTGCAAATAAAACTCCATTTGAAACAGATGATGTTGTACAAGCGACTGTAAGACTACAAAGTTATGGGCTTGAAGCCCAAAAATTAATACCTACCGTAGGTGATATGGCATCTGTAATGAATACAGACCTTATGAGTGCAGTAGAAGCTGTAGCGGATGCTCAAACTGGTGAATTAGAAAGGCTTAAGTCCTTCGGTATTACAAAGGACATGATCCAAAAACAAGCCAAATCAATGAATATGGACGTAATTAATAACAAAGGACAAATTACGGATCTTAATAAATTTAATCAAGCATTAGAAACATTAATGAAAAATAGATTTGGTGGAGGTATGGAAAAACAGGCCAAAACATTTAAAGGAGCTATGTCTACAGTTACAGGTGTTGCTAAAAATTCCTTGGCTCAAATAGCAGGTATAGCAGCAAATGGAGATGTTAAAAAAGGTAGTCTATTTGATATTTTAACTAAAGGAGCTATTGGACTAGGAAATACTTTGCAAAATTTAGCTGATAGTGGAATCTTTAATAATATAAGTGCTGGCATAGGCAATGGGTTATCTTTTATATTAAAAATTTTTAGTGGAGGATCCATTGGATCAATAACTACATTTTTTAATGAACTCTCTAGAGGAGCTTCTGTATCTCATGGTGTTTTTATGTCTTTACAAAATGTATTAGGAGAAGGCTTGGCTGGAACAATATCTAATTTAGTAGGATATGTCGAATTTGGTACAAAAGGTATATTAGCATTTTTACAAGGAGATTTAAGCAAAGCAGGAGATATGTTTTATGCTATGTTTCCAGATGAAGGAGAAACACAAGGTAAAGTAAGTAAAATAATATCCTTTTTACAAACAGCTTCATCAACTTTTACTTCTGTTTTTGGAACTGTAAAGAATATAGCATATTCTATTTTTTCAGGTATAGGCGGTATTATTTCTTCAGTTGCACCTTATATAGGCCAATTTATTGGAAGTATTTTAAATGGTGTACAACAAATCTTGCCTTATGTATCTAGTGTAATAAGTACAATAGGTACTGGTATAGCAACATTAATACCTATTGTAAGTAGTATTATAAATTTTGTTGCAAGCAATGTACTACCCATACTAAGCAATTTAGTACAATTTATAATAACATACATAGTTCCTGTTATAGTTAATACATTTAATGCTATAGTGCCACGTATAATTAGTATAGTACAATCAATATGGGCATTTTTACAACCATGTTTACAAAATATAATGACAGTAATTGCCTTTGTTATGCCCTTTATACAACAGGCTGTATTAGTTGCAATAAATGTAATATCGGGAGTTTTAAGAGGATTATTTCAAATTTTAGATGGAATTATAACATTTATAAGTGGAATATTTACTGGTAATTGGTCTAAAGCTTGGCAAGGTATAGTAGATATTTTTGGTGGGATATTTAGTACTTTAGGTGCTATATTAAAAGCACCTTTAAATGCAGTAATTGGACTTATAAATGGAGCTATAGATAATATAAATAGTATATCTATAGATATTCCTGATTGGGTGCCTGGTCTTGGTGGAAAACATTTTGGTATAAACGTACCCAAGATACCTATGCTTGCTAAAGGTGGTTTTACATCTATTCCTAGTATTTGCGGTGAAGCAGGTCCAGAAGCTGTAATACCTCTTAAAAAAAGAAATCCACGTAGTTTATCATTATTAAGTCAAACAGCAGAAAAATTAGGGGTAAGTACTTCTAAAGGTAATGGTAGTACTCAAATAACTTATGCTCCTCAGATTTATGGTTCATCTAAAGAAGAAATTCATGAAATTTTAGATGATGATTTTGAACGATTTAAGACATGGGCAGATAGGTATTTCCACGATAAAGCGAGGGAAGAATATGCATAAAGAATATTTTAAATATGAAACCATAGAGGGTGATACTTTTGATAGTATTGCCCTTACTTTTTTAAAAGATGAATTTAAGTCTAATAAAATCATGGAACTAAATCCTGACTTTATTGATACTATAACATTTAAAAGAGGAATAATTCTTAAAATACCTATATTGGAAGAAGAAGATACATCTACACTACCACCATGGAAGAGGTGATTTTATGAAGCTTTTTTACAATGATAAAGATATAACTAATGATGTAGATATTATATATGCATCAATAAAAGATAATTCTGGTGGTATAGCAGATACAATAGATATAGAATTTTCTGATATAAAAAAACTTTGGAGAAAATGGAATCCTAAAAAAGATGATGAAATAATTCTTTCTAAAGATAATTTTTCTAGTGGAAAAATGTATATTGATGAATTACAAATTGTAAAAGGAAAATATTTTATTAGAGCAATATCTACGCCTTTAAAGTCTAAAACAAATAATACTAAAAGTTGGGAAAAAGCAACATTTATAGAGATCGCACAAGGTTTAGTACAGGAATTAGGTTTACAACTTGAAACTTATTATATAAAAAATTATTTATATGAAAGAGTAGACATGATTAATAAAACAAATTTAGAATTTTTAAACTATTTATGCATTCTGGAGAGTTTTAATTTAAAAATTTCTAATGGAAAAGCAATTATATATGATGAAAGAACTTTAGAAGATTTTAAAAGTATTAAAACTTTTACTGAAGATGATTTTATATCTAATTATTCTTTTAATGCTATATCTAATGGTCTATATGGTTCTTGTTTAATTAAACATTTTGGAGAAAAACTAATTGAACATAAAATTACTATAAATAATATAGGACCTACATTACAAAAAGATATAAAAGTAACTAATTTAGCTGAAGCGGAAAGGTTTGGAATAGGATTGTTAAGATATAGTAATAAAAATGAAACTACAGGTACCTTCCCTATAAAATTAGATACTTCTTTAGCAGCAGGAAATACAATAGATATAAAGAATTTAGGACATTTTAATGGAAAATATTTTATTAGCAGTGTTAAACATATTCTTACAAAAAATAAATCTTATTTAAATGTTAGAAAAGTATTGGAGGGCTATTAGGTGAATAAAAAAGGTATAGTATCTTATGCAAATAATATAAACAAAATAGCTAGAATTACCTTTCCTGATCTAAACGATAATGTAACCTATGAACTTAAAATAGCTTCACACGTTGGAGAACTACTACCAGGTAAAATTGTATTAGTATCTTTTTGGAGCAACAATATGGTAGATGGAATTGTCATAGCAGAATTGAGGTGATTACATGGCTATAGCAGTATGGGGCCCTATGGTGTTTTCTGTAAGTTTAAATAAAATATATACTTTTGATGGTTTTTCTCTTTCTAGTTCTATAGATATAGAAGAGCAAGAAAGAGAGGGTTCAAAACCATCTACATATATAAAAGGATTAAATTCAGATGAAATAAGCTTTACTATTCCATTAATAAAACAAAGAAAAGTAAACATTAGAAATGAATATATAAATTGGATAAATACACAAAACAAAAGAATACCTTATATGCTTATTATAAATAATAAACCTGTAACAAGTAGTAAGTTCTTATTAACTTCTGTAAAACTGTCTAACACTTTATTGGATAGAAAAGGTGATTATTTTAAAGCTACTATAGAAGTTACTTTCAAAGAATTTGTTAGAAAAGGGAAGAAAGAAAATAATTAGCAGGTGATTAATTTGAATATTTATACTATATACTCAAATCAAGAATTAAATTGGAATGCAAAAGGTGAAGAAAGAATATTACAAAATGTAACTAACTTATTAAATACATATATATATGAAGTTAGCTACAATAGAAAAATGGGAAGAAATTTAGAAAATATAGACAAACCTCTCGATATTTTTATAGCTAGAGTAATAGAAGAAACCTATGATTTAATAGAAGAATATGAGCCTAGAGTAAGTATAAAAGATATTGAATATATTGGACTTGAAGAAGCAATACCTGTTTTAAAGGTGGTGTTAGAGATTGGAGAATGAAATTAATTTTGTAGAAACAGATTCTAAAACTATTTATTCAGAAATAATAAATGGATTTGAAAGTGCTTACGGGAATACCCTGTATCCAGCAGATGAAAGAAGAATTTTTTTACAACAATGCTTACCTGTAATTGTAGGCATTAAAAATAATATTAATGATAGTGCTAAACAAAATTTATTACGATATGCAAGGGATGAAAAATTAGATGCCCTAGGTGAAGATATATTTAATACTAAAAGATTAGAACCCCAATATGCTAGTTGTTTTGGTATTGCAAAATTAACAGCTATCCAAAACATTGATATTATAATACCTGCAGGAACTAGAATTACACCTGGAGGTAATTTATATTTTAAAGTTAAAGAAGACGTAACAATACCTGCAGGTATATTAGAAAAAGAATTAATTTTAGTAGCAGTTGAACATGGAAGTAAATTTAATAATTTTTTACCAGGTCAAATTAAAAATATAGTAGATTCTAATCTTCCTTTTGTAGAATCTATAGTAAATACTGAAGTAACTACAGGAGGAGCAGACATTGAAGGACATGAAAGGTATAGGGAAAGATGTAGACTAGCTCCTGAAAGTTATAGCACCGCTGGACCAGATGGAGCCTATGAGTATTGGGCTAAAACTGCAAGCCAAAATATAGTAGATGTTAAGATAATTTCTCCTACACCAGGAACTGTTAGAATAGTACCTTTATTAAAAGATGGAGAAATACCAGATAAAAATGTATTAGATAAAGTATTTAGTATATGCAGCTCTAGAGATAAAAGACCTTTAACAGATAAAGTTGAAGTTATTTCTCCTACAGAAGTTACTTACAATATAGACTTAACCTATTATTTAGATAAAACTCATCAAACAGAGGAATTGAAGTTTAGAAAATATATAGAAGGTGAAAAGTTAGATTGTAAAAATGGAGCTATTAGAGATTATATAAATTGGCAAAAAGAGAGACTAGGATTAACCATTAATCCAGATGAATTACGGTTTAAAATACAAAGTGCAGCAACATATACTACAGTTGAAAATAAAGTATATACTGCGGTAAGGAGAGTTGTAGTTAATTCTCCCAATTTTATAGATATAAAAGATACAGAAGTAGCTAAAGTAGGGACCATAACCGTTAATTATGGAGGACTAGAATAATGATTTTAAATAATATAAATTTATTAGATTTACAAACCTCTTATATGAAAAAAGATCCTACAACAATAGCTATGTGCAAAGCATTAGAACCACAGTTTAAAAAACTAAATGAAGAATCAAAATTCGTTTTGATTTATTCTAGAATTGATTATTTAAATGAAGAAGTTATAGATGAACTTGCATGGCAAATGCATGTAGATTTCTATGATTATACCTTATCTTTAAATAAAAAAAGAGAGTTAGTAAAAAATTCTTTATATTGGCACAAAATAAAAGGTACTCCTAAAGCAGTTTTAGACGTTGCTACATCTGTTTTTGGACGTACAACATTAGAAGAATGGTTTGAATATGATGATGAACCATTCTTTTTTAGGTTGAATGTAGAAGTTACAGAGCAGGGAGCATCTAAAGAAAATATAGAAAAATTAGAAACATTGGTTAATGCTTATAAAAACACACGTAGTTGGATTAGGGTCATAAATATATTCTTAACTGGTAAAGGAAAAATATATTTTGGTGCGTGTACTACTTCTGGTGAGGAAATAACAGTTTATCCATGGGCGGTTACTGAAACTTCTAGTTTAGGAAAAGTTAATTTAGCTACAAAAAATACAAATATAGAAAATATAACTATATATCCTAAAAAGGAGGGATAGGATTGGCAGAAAATTTTTATACAATATTAACCACTGTAGGAAAAGCAAAAATAGCTAATGCAAGTGCACTAGGTACTAAAATAAATTTAACTACTTTTGTGGTTGGAGATTCTAATGGTGTTTATTATAATCCCACAGAAGACCAAACAGTTTTAAGGAAAGAAGTTTGGAGAGGTAATATAAGTTCCATAGGAATAGATAAAGAAAATCCTAACTGGATAGTTTTAGAAACAGTTATACCGTCTACAGATGGAGGCTTTATGGTTAGAGAAGCAGGTGTTTTAGATGTAGAAGGTAACTTAATAGCTATAGGTAAATATCCAGAAACTTATAAACCTATAGTTTCTGAAGGAAGTGCAAAGGATCTATATATTAGAATGATTTTAGAAGTTTCTAATGCTGCAAGTGTAACCTTAAAGATAGATCCATCTGTAGTATTGGCCACAAAAAAAGATATAGAAGTAATAACTAGCAAAATGACCGATTTATCTAAAAAAGTAACCAAAAATACTGAAGATATAAGCGAAATTAATACACAATTGGTTGATATTACGACACTAACAGGTAATAAAGATAACTTAAAAACTACCAATAAAACAAATTTAGTAAGTGCAATTAATGAGGTTTTTACTTCTGGCAATAATGTAAAATTTAATACTGTAGACGCATTATTGCAATTAGATAAAAGTCTACAGATTACAAAAGAAAGCAAATGGGAAGATATTATAAAAAACATTAGTAAAATTAGCACAGGTAAAAAATGGGCACAGGGTACAGCAAATGTTAACTATTATGGTCCTGAAGTAGGAATATTTAAGGAATCAAATTATCCATTATCTTCTGCAGGAGTAGGTATAGATTGTGGATTTAAGCCATCTATCGTGGTTTTAACAACAATAGGAATAACCCCACGAAAAAACCCAGACGATTATTTTCGCTCTGATGATAGGTACTCAGAACCAAGAATAGAATTATATATTTATAATGAATTATTACAAGTAAAAATTACATTTAAAACTAAAAGCGGATACAGTAGCGATATTGCTTATGATCGTGAGTATAGTATTGAGAAAATAAATTCCATTGGTAATACAATTTATACATCTCTTCATATTATGCGTTATAGTGTACGTGTAGAAAAAGGGACTAGCACAGCAGAACGATATATGTTCGATAAAGTAAATTGGTATGCATATGAATAGAGAGGAGATGATTATATGAAAAGAGGGAGCTTAATTATATATGATAACTCAGGTAAAGTATGGGTTAATACTGGTGATGCAGAGGGATGTATTCCTCCACATACACCACCAGATGGATTACCTTATATAATTACTGAATTTGGAGAATTTAATGATAAAATAATTAAAGGCATAGATGTAACAGTTACACCACATAAATTAATAACAGAAGATATTCCATATATGGAAACAGAAGAAGAGAAACTAAAAAAAGAATTGTTAAAAGCACAATCAGAAGTAGTTAATTTAAAATATAAAGAAGTGTTAAATAATATAAAATAGAAAGGAAATGATATTATGATACTATATGATTTATTAAAAAATTTAATTAATAATAATTACTATGAAAAGGAAGATATGACTAATAAGCTAAATGTATTTTATACTTTTAACCAAATTGCTATAGAACAGTATAGCGAATTAATGGCTAAAGTTAATCCAGCTGCAAAAGAAAATATTACAGAAGAAGTTAAGACACAATAGATAAATATTATGACTTAAATAAAATTTAATAAAGGCATAAACAGGATTTAAAATTTTTAAGTTTTAGGTCTTTTTTTATGCCTATTTTCCTTTTTCGGAATAAGAACCTTTATGAGAACAAGACATCTATAAGGTAAAAAGAAGGAGGAAAATAAAAAAATGTTAGAATCAGATTTTAAAAGTACTAGTAATGATGAAGCAGTAATAAAAATAGTTGGAAAACTATGTACTGAATTTAAAGAACTAGAAGAAAATTTACAAAAACAAATAAAAGTAAGAAATGTAATAGAAACAGTTCTTTATAATTATGATGTTATAACTAAAGAAACTAACTTAGTGGCTAGTGATATTGAAGATAAAATAAGAATGTATTTAGCAGTAAAAAAATTAGATGGATTAAGTCCCCTTACTTTATATAACTATAATTTAAATTTATTAAAATTAGCTGAAATATTAAGAAAACCTATTAATTCTATTACTACAAATGATTTAAGCT